TTTCTGAATAACTTCTGTCGTCGATTCTGTTACGAATTCTTCACCATACTTATCCATGATAAAGTCCCAGTCAGGATTAGATTCGCCCTCAACAGCAGGTTTTGATATAGAACAATCGAATTGTCTAGAACTTCCGTCGTCATAGTTGTGGATCATCTTTGCGCGGATCACGCTCTTTGTCTGAATATCCTGCCAATGAGGTTCTGCGAATGTCGACGAGATAAAATTTGCCATTTTATAATTCCTTAATATGTTAAGCAGTTCTCAACCATAGTGATTTTGAAGATACAGTTTCTTTGTTACTGGTCACAGTAGCACCAGCGTAATATCCGGTGTAATAAGCAGTATATGTTCCGGCATAATTCGTGCGGAAGTATCCAGTATAATTTCCAGTGAAATACCCTCTATAATATCCTGTATAATATCCTACATATTGCGGACCTGCAAATCCCGAAAAAATCATCCTATACGCCCCAGCATATGCGCCAGCAAAATCCCTAATGTAAGTGCCAGTGTATGTCCCAGCATAATCTCTTGCGTAGTATCCGGTGAAATTTCCGGAAGTGTTGCTTACATAAGAACTAGGTGATACAGTTTGTCGAGTATCTGTTATAGACGCACCCATCTTAACCCAAGTACCTGTTGTTGGTGCAGAAGTTTGAAATACATAAGAACCGACTCCACTAGAACTCCATGATCTAGTATGTATACATTTTACTAATGTATCTACCCCAGAGTCACTATATTCTTGAAAATCTCCGCTCGTACCACTATCATTAGCATAGACAGGCCTGTATTCTGTAGGAGAAGGTGATGCAGTACATTGCCAAAGCGTTGTAGTAGTGCTTCCACTTCTTGCAAAATCGGTAATAGTATCTCTTGCTATCCAGGTTTTTCCAGAACCACCTGGATTATTTGGTTGAATAGAATAAGACCCGATATTCAACCCTGCTAAGTGTGCTGCTACAGCAGGCATCATAGAATCTTCAAATTGATAACTACTATTTACCCCACTAGAAGATATTCTAGACCCCCATCCATTTGTCGGATGGTTATATAGATATACTGGTGAATTAGAATCGTTTAATGAAGGTCTGTCTGCAACGCTTGGTTGTCTAACTTGATATAATCCTGTAGTAGATGAATATACTGTAGTTGTTGGATGAGTTCCTATAGGATCCCTAAAAGTATCAACGAAAGAACCAATGTTTTCCCAAGTACCACCTGGATTAGAAGTAGAAACTTGAATACGCATATAGTTGCTTGGATTATTAACTATGTATGAACCAAACTTCCAAGCTACCCAAGCTTTATCTGATGTTGACATAGCTTGCAAGCCGACAGTATCACTGCCGGTATTTTTCAATCTTAAAAAATCAACCATCTTATGAACCTATCACGTAGGGAATACTTGGGAGCCAGCAGAATTATATAACTTTGGTAAAAGTGCTTTAATTGCGTTAGAGAGTTCAGTATTAATAGAGCTGTTTAACGAGGTTGTTATGCTAACATTACCTAAATTATTTACAGTACCAGTGCCACTCACAAATCCTGTTAGTGTTATATTAAAATCCCCAACATCTGCCTTGATCTTACCAGTCGTGTCATCATATGTGATACTTATACCAAATTCATCTGGATTACCTATGCCAGAAAACATTCCTCCGACGATATCTTGAATATCTTCTGTTGAGTCTGTTATATTAGCAAGAGTTGCAGACCAAGTAGAGGAAGTAATTCCAGTTAAGTGACCATAATCATCTAAGATAATATCTTGAATATATGTATATCCAGCATTATTTACAGAAACCTGTGTTGAAGTATCTGCGTGGTTAACTGTGATATTATTATTTGTAAACTGATCAGCATTAAATGTATTGCTGCCTGAAATATTTCCGAGAGTAATTGCACCACCAGCAGTGATAGTAAGTTCACCACGACCAATAGAAACTTCAGTTGATGTACTAGAAAGTTCAGTAACATGACCATAGGTGTCAACACTAACTTTGATGTCCTGCACAAATGTATTTGCGCTGTTATTAACATTTATGCTTGAAGTGGAAGAAGTATCTGCGTGGTTAACAGTCCACTCTGCTTTATTAGTAGACTTGGCTACTGTTATTGCCGCTCCGGCATTTACCTTACCGACTAGATCGTATTGAACTGATCCATTATAAAATTTCCAACTATCTTCTGTCTCGTCCCACAACAAACTAGTGTTCGTAGAACTACCGCGCTCAATCTCAATACCCGCGTTTTCTGTAGGGGTTGCTGCAGAGTTGTTATTTAATACAATAATGTTGTCGTTGATAGTAACCGTCTCAGTGTTAACCGTAGTGACAGTCCCAGAAACAGTAAAGTTACCCTTAACCTCTAGATTGTTCTCGAACGAAGAGTTGCCATATGTAACCAACCCGCCTGTTGAGATTGTCGATGCCCCGTTAGAAGTAAATCCAGTCGAAAAAACTGGTTTATCTGCAAAGGTTTTTACACCAGCAAGGGATTGCGTTCCTGTTGTTCTAATGACAGTAGAGTCAACTTGCAATGCTGTGATAGCATTACTTTCAGCCCCAGCAGAAGATTGTGTTAAACTAATACCAGGATTAGAAGCAGATAGTGTAACAGACTGAACATATGCACCAGTGGTATCTACTCCAAGAGCGATAGAATTCGGTTGAATCGTTACTGGAATATTAACATTAGATAAGTTCGTTACTGTAGCACTACCTGTAGCGTCTCCACTCAAGGTGATCGTAAAGTCGTTTACATCAAAGTTAGCTCTATTATTAACACTGTCGTATGTTACCGCAATACCATTCTGAGTACCTCCTACAACGACATCTTTCATGTTATATGAGTCGATGATATGTGGGCTAATAACTGTAGTATTATCGTCTGCGAATTTCTTCAACTTCCAATCTTTTACAGTCTCATCCCAATATACACGAACGTCATCCCTTGCAGTAGATCCTTCTTCACCTCGATTAACAACTACTCCACCATTAGAAGCGGTTGCTGCTTCAGCATCACCTAATATCAAGAATGTAGTTTGGATATTCAACGCGCCGCCTGCACCACCTACGATCAATTGACCAGAAGATATATCTAATGTGCCAGACAAAGTCATAGTTCTACCAGCAGGCATTGATATATCAGATAGAATTGCTTGCTCACTAGCGTTGCTACCACCAACGGTTGCATCCGTAAGGTCTAGTTTTAATGTATTGTTGTATCTATCAGTTTCTCGTTGAACTACCTCATTGATAGAACCAACGATTGTAGATTTAACAGTTGTTGTTAAACCAGATAGAACACCAAGTTCCGAGTCCAATTCATTGATAGAACCAACGATTGTAGATTTAACAGTTGTTGTTAAACCAGATAGAACACCAAGTTCCGAGTCCAATTCGTTGATAGAACTTACTAAATTATTCTTAGCAGCAGTCGTCAGCGTTGATATTACACCGATTTCAACATCGTGTTCATTGATACCACCTACCAAGTTAAGTGCTGTAGTGGTTAGTCCATTTATATTACCAACTTCAGTTTCTACTTTAGCAAGAGTCTCTAATACTGCATCAACTGCATTTTCTGAATTTAGGGTAGAGTTTGCTACCAGAAGTGTATTATCACCAAGTTCTGATGCTATGGTATTTGTCTTGACACGCCATCCATCAAACGTGTCTGTCTTTGCTACATTAGTTACTGCCATATTAACCTACTTTTTCTAAAAGTTTGTTTAGTAAATCCTTGAGTTCTGCAACATCAGTTTTAAGTTGTTGCATTTCCTCAATTTCTTGTTTCTTTTTCTGTGCCTCTTCGCGTGCTCGGAGGTATGCATTCTTATTAGTATTTAGTACGGCTTTAGAGTGGAGGTCCCTTCTAAACCCCGTACTATTCTCAATTGGAACTAGATTATCACTCATACTTATTACGAAGTAAATGCAATTGCTCGGAAGTCTCGAACCGTAGGGACGAAAGAAGAGTTTCTAGATTTAAGAACAATCTTAAATGCCATGTTACTAAACTCGTTCGTACTAATATCATATTCAATCTCAGAGTAGTTATTAGAGTTTTCACCGAATGGAATAGGAGATGTAGGTGTTGCCAGCGTCCATCCAACAAAGTCGAAGTTAGTATCTTCACTAGATTGAACTTTGTAGTACAACTCTAAATCTGTTCCAGAAGGACGGTTCATACCAGCAAGAACTTTAATATTGTTTGCACTCTCAGTTAAACTGATCCTGCGAGTAATATACTTAGCAGCAGAACTAGTTCCACTTGCTTCTGTTTCAGCAACGAAGTTTTCAACATAGTTTCTGTTATCTTCAACAATATTACTTGGGTGATCCAACTTGTTTGATATAGAGAATACTGACATTCTGTCTAGATCTAATACAGGAGACAACTTACTTGTATTCGTCGATATAGCACCCTTTGCTCTGAATCCACGAACACCAGCAGGCTCATTTTCCAGACTAGGAATACACTGTGGTCGATTGAATATTGTGTTCTCGTTAATAATGATAGGGAAGTACGGACTTGCAACATATTCTTGCTCTATGCCTGCGAATGACTTAGCAGACATTACCGAAGCATCCCACAACAATGAAGTTCCTGGAATAGCAAGTTCTTCAAGATATACTTGCATCAGGTCCATCAATCGGTTTGCGGTTGCTGTTAAAGAACTTCCGCCAGCTCTACCAGTTGCTGTAGCATTAGTGGTTACAGTAATTTCGTAGTATTCTTTTTCAACTCGTATGATATTATGAGTATCCTCTAACTCACTCAGTGGAATTCCATTCAAGAATGTTGTCGCTGTTGCAGTAATATTATCAATGGTGGTGTCTGAATTAACAAACATACCATGATTCTTGTGGTATACCTTAACTACATTAGAACCAGTAGTTGTGTATATAGGATCCGTGCCTAGTATGGTTCTTTGCAACTCGACGTTCTCTAGAATAATCTCACCAGATGTAGTTGTAAACTCGGCGCGGTTTAATTTAAACTTAAGGTCTTTCTCTTGCTCTGGTGTCCATGTAGAAGCGTTTGCTGACTTGAAGAATACACCATTATAAGGTTGTTTTGAGATTCGGTAAGTTGGATTAGTTACATCAAATCCCCCCATCTCAGCAACCCAAGCCTTAGGCTTATCTGACATAGACATGATAACGATTGCATACTCAATTCCTGGTTGTAAATGCACTGGTGCTTCAAATGCAAAGTTAGTTGCCACTGATGCATCTTCAGAAACATTTGCGGCACTCAACTTCTTAGTGACTTTAGTAAACGGTATGATTGTTTGTGTAGGAATACCAGTTTCTGTAGTAACCAAGTGTACTGTAACTGGAATATCTTCATCATATTCTCTAAAGTACAAGTCTAATGAAGTTGCGAATATACCGCCTGGTTCATCGATTATAATGGTCTGAGCCAATGGATCTGACCAAGTTATGATATCTCTCGAGGTTGAAGTTGTCGATGTAAGAACTCTATCTTCACCGAGCATAGTTCTATCGAGACGAGGAACTCTCGTAGACAAAATGACATTTTCTTTAGATTCAATTAGTCCGGCAGCTTCATAAAGTGCTTCTGCAGAAGTAGTCGAATCTATAAAGATGTTGTTTTCTTCATCAGTTAATTTGAAAGTTCGTTGACCAGTCTTAAACTTTAGTAACGAATTATTCGGAACAATGAAAAACCCAGTTATAGACCCAGATGAGTCTGTAACCAAATCTGTTTTAGACTGGAGTTCAGTTGGCCAGCCAGTTCGGTTATTAAATGTGTATCCAGATGTATATTCTGGGTTATTGCCGGTGAAATCGCTAAATGTAAAAAACTGAGTTGTCTGTGTAGTATATGCTGTGATATCTTTACCATCAAAGAACGCATATAACTTAGTTCCAGGTTTCATACGTTCTGCTTTGAAGGCAACGATTCTAGATCTAATGAATGGTACGAAGTTAACTTCAACAACACGATCACCTAGGTCAGTAGTAATAGTATCTGGGACTACATCAGTTCTAATACCTGCTCTAGATTGGTTACTTTTCGTAGTAGTGATAGTAGTGTCGCGTACACCCATGTTGATATTGCTTCTACTAGTAGAAGATGCAACAACGCCAGACCAGTTTGTCTGCCATTCGTTCCAAACGGTGCCAGTAACACCGGACGCGTCTGCTAGTTGCACAAATGAGTCATACACACCTTCTTGGTCGATGATAACATCTGGACGGGTTTCTGTATCTTTCCAGTTATCAGACTCTGGCGACAACACCATATCACCAGTCCATGTGAATACATTGTACGGATTAACCCATTCTGCATACGAAGCATATGGTTGCTCTATATAAGAAACCTCAGAGTAATCTAGTGTTAACAAAGAACCAGACTTCTTAACCCCCGTGCTTAAACCGCTGTTCCACTTTAACCGAGTTTCTTGTTCTACAAACTGCGGTCTTAATACCCCTCTTGCACGGTCAACTGAACATGAGTAATCTGGATTAGATGGATTTCCTACATTATGACCGTAGAAGTTATCTACGACGAATCCGTTCTTAAATGCATTCCCTGGCAACTGATAGTCGGCAGTTTCTTTTTCCAACAAAGATAATGTTGTGTAGTATTCTAAGTTCTTAATACGTCTTTCCAACTTACCAATGTCGCGCATTGTGTATCGACGGTTGTCGATCATGATTGGATTGATACTCTCAGGACCAAATGTAAACGCCCCGACTTCTAACCTGTAAAGAATCATAGAATCTTTAAGGTCTTTAGGCGGTTCTGGGTTTAGAGCAGGAACGCCCTGTAGGATACCAAAGTTACCATCTTTATCAACATAAATTTTATCGATACGGTTTAGGTAATACACGATATCGGTTCTAATAATAGATCCAGGTTTAACGATATCAACTAGCGATGATCCTGCTCCGGTGAAATTATCTCCAGAAGTAGTCTTTACTGGTCTAAAGTCAATTGCGTCGCGCAATTCGACTTGACCCTTAATAGAGTTGAAAGATGGAATATCTTCGTAGTCGATACCAGAGTACGAGTCCACAGAGAAGTAATCGCCAGTACCATGTAGGAAATAATCTAGAGTAATAGACAAATTTCCGATAGGAGGAATTGCATCAAACTTTAGGCGAACTCTACCAATACCGTAGAAGTTATCGCGTTGACCGTTGTCTAATTCATATCTATCGGTGATATCTAAGAAACCACCACCCGCAAGAGGTACACCTACATCTTTTATAGAAACTAGTCTAAATACGTCTGTAATACCTAAACTATCATAACTACCTGGAGTAGTGTTAGGGCTAGTCTTTAAGATAACATGATCTTCAATTAGGTTCTTGGTTTTCTTAGCAAGGTTCTTATCAATTGGATATACGATGTATACATCACCAGTTGTATGATCTGAGAAAGATATTACTGCACTAGAAACGTTCGTGCTAGAGTTGAATGATATAGTAACTCCGCTAATATTAATAGGATCACCACTATTATCAATCGCAATCCAGTCAGTTGAATTGTATGGTTGAATAACACCATCAGTAGCATCAACAGTTGTTTGAGAGCCAGTAACTGAAGCAGAAGTTTTTCTCTTTACAGTATAATAAGTATCATTCTGCCCACCAAAGATCAATGTCTGTACTGTATCAAATGGTAACTTATATACTAAAGAATTATAGTTGGTATCGAATAAGTTAGTAGAAACTAAAGTTGCTGTGAACTGTGGCCCAGAAGAAAGGGTTTGTTGAATATATACGACATCAGAAAAAGTTTCTATTGCCATAGATATATCAAACAGATATAGTTTATATGTAGTACCTGATACCCAATCTATAGAACGAGCACGAGCAGTTCCGATAACAGAATTACCACTGTCTTTGAGGTTAAGAATACCAAATGTATCTACGTCTGGTAACCCCTGACTGACGTTAACTGTTACATAGTTACCTAAATTTGCAACAATTGAAGCTCCATTAAACCATTCAGTTTCCCTAGATTTGAGCAACTCTACATATTTAATATCTTCTAACTCGATACGGTATCCGTTAACATATGCAACGGATTTTTCTAGGCCTACCGCAAGCCGACTTTCGCCATAAGAAATTACTTGCGCGTCTGTAGAAGCAACGCCTAATCTAGAAAATCTACGCAATTGTGCTAAATTATAAAGTCCATTATTAGATCCATCATTATATAACTCGCGAGTATTGATGATGAAAGGCTTAACAACATAGTTACCAGATTCTTCGTATGTTCTTCGGGCAAGTTCGTTACTTAATTCTGAGTATTCTGTCGTTGCTCGCTGCTTGATGAAACCATTTTCGATAAGCATTAACTGAATAAATTTATCGTCTCGAGGTTCTGTGAAAGAAAATGGTTGAGTTTTAAGGTTCAGTAGGATTTGATATCTATGTGCTCCGGGTGCTGCCTCGTTAGGAGTACCTAGAGCATTATCACCAAGAGACGCGTCTTCAGCGATAGTTACAGTGTTCTCTACAATCTCGTAAACAATGCGAGTGGAAATATCTAGACTATACCTAGATACGATTAAAGATTCGCTTGGGACATATACAAAATGACCATTAACAAAAAATACTCCTTCAGGGATTGAGAACCTCAACCCTTTACCTGTAGGAATTTCTACCGAGGTTTTAATTTTTGCCTGTCGCGGAATAATTGCATCCGAAACTAGTTCTTCTTCTGTTTGAAATAATTTTGTCTCTGTATCAGTACCAGAATTAGTATACTTTAAATATAATGTAATTGGACCATCTGTTCCAGATGGAACTACATCAATAACTTTTGCAGTAACACCAGATGTTTGACCAAGGATGGTTGTTCCTAAAAATTCTTCATAATAATTATCAGTAACTAAAGTTGCTCCGCCAGAAGAGGGAATAAAAGATGATTCAACCTTAATAAAATCAGATTCATCTATAGTTGGTTTCCCTCCAATTACCGGAGAACCTTCTTTGAATACATGTTTACCATGTCTATCAATTTGTGCTTGCAGTGAAGTCTGCATCTGAGTTAATTCACGCGCTTGGACTGCATTTCCTGGTCGGAAAAGGATTCTTACATAGTTCTTCGTCTCATCGAAATCATCATAGTAAGGCGGTGTATTGAAAAGCTTGAATGTCATTTATATTTCTCTCTTAGAATTCAATGATGATTTTTACATCTTCGATCTGTGCTGCTGATCGGTTCAACGGTCCACGGTTTTCCAGGAATATAATATAACCCGTATTAGGAGAATACTCTGGACCAGAAACCGCACCAGAACCTAGTGCAGCACCACTGCCTGATATATCACCTACAACGTTTTCCGAGTTTTGGAATGATTTATATCCGGTCTTCTCATTTTGGTGAAATTTGATAACTAATGAATCTGAATCAAAATCGTCGATGTATGCAACAGCACCACTAGAAGCACCTGTTATATAGTCACTGGCGGTAAAACCAGTTCCTGAAGCAAGACTAAGTGTCTTTAGTCCGTTGAAAGTGGTAGCAGTTGATACTGCATTACCAGCAGGGTTCAATGGGTTGCGAATTAGTCCGACCTGTCTAAATGAGTTATCCACAATAAAGTCACCACTACCATCATCATACTCTAACCGAGTATTGACTCCAATAAAGTATGCTCCAAGCTCAGCAACTGGATCTGATCCATGTGCTTTACTAGCGGCAAGAATTGGGTGAATTTCGCCGCCGACACCGTCGCCCGTGATAACAATTCTAGCAATATTGTAGTTAGACCCAACATTGGTCATCGTAACGCCTGTGATAACACCACCGGCAACTGTAGCTGTAGCTGTAGCACCTGTGCCGTCACCGTCTACGGTTAAAGTTGCGTAAGTATAACCACTACCACCAGAAACAACTTTAGATCTGTATATTTTACCAGACAACGAAGCGATCGCGGATTGTTGATTCGTGTACTGTGCCTGATCAGATTCAGACAAATCACCTATCAAACCAGATTCTGGTAACAACACTGTTTTAACTGGCATATAGAAGTTAGTCAAGAACTTCTCAGAATCTACAATAGCAAGTGTATAGAGATACTTCCAAGTGTAACCATCACCTAATGCGAACGGAGGTACTTGAGCAAGAGTAGGTTTAACTACAGATGCAGCAGGACCAACATCTAAACACTTGAATACTTTACGCTCATCAGTGATAACATAAAAATAGTGGTCTCCTGTGGAGTATATATCTGGGTCACTATCGTCCCATGCATAGTAAACTTCACCACTAGTCCAATCATGACGTGGAACAACGTGTGTTACATCGCTAGAAGTTACAACCTTGGCTGCGATCATATTTTTATACGCAAGGTTTTGTTCATAAGGCGAGTCGATAGGATCGGGCGGTGTAGCATCGGCTAAATCATCAATAGAGTCTGACCACGCATCAGACTTACCGATGAACACATAAACACTATTATCCGCATCTGTAATATCTTCTTTGAAGTTCTGAGCGTTAACTACTCGAAAATCATTGGTTACGATTGCTGTCATTTTTAAATATTCCTCTTACATTGATGATTGCGTGATAGAGACTCCTACATTAACTCTATCGATTGTTTTATTTATACCCTGTTGTATAGTGAAATTCTCATAAGAATACATTGGAGATTCGTCGTAGAACTTGAGCAGGTCTGAGAATTCTTTAGACTTGCGTACATAGTATTGATCCACATATGTAAGTGCAAGTATTACTACCATTAAAGATTCTTGAACGCTCATCCTATTATGAGCTGCGATCATATAGACTAATCTTGGCAGATCTTCATCTCGGATCAATCCTGGCTGGCGCCCTGGCATGATTGCACCACTATTTACAACACCTTGATCAAGAGTTGCCATCAGTAATAAGAAAATCTCACCGAAGAAAATAAATCCACTTGGGTGTACTAATTTGTTGTATACATTTTCCCACTGATCTACATTGTTACCAGTTCTAATAACATATGAGAATTTCTGGTAGAAATAAGAATCTTGTAACTTGTTTCTATCTGACAAGAATCCATCTGAATTAAGGTATCTCTGAATACTAGGATCCCATTTTCCCGCAGATGGGATCAACATTTGATCCTTTGGGTAGTATACTTCGACTTCATCTTGCAATAGTATACGAAAGAAAGTTTCAATAGACTCAGAAGAACCTCTAATATTATAATAGTTAACTAGTCTCTTGTATAGTTTAACTCTGTCAGTTTGAATATCTCTAGGTATAACTACCGCGATCTCTTTCTGAATAAGATCTAAATAATGTTCAGCGGTATCAATGTCTCGTTCTTCAGATATGTGATGTAGTTCATACGATGGTTGAAATCCCTGATTCATGAATTTATAGTAATCTTCGAGCAACATCAATAATCTTTCCGAATTCTCTCTAAGGTATTCGGGTATTAATGATTCTACTCTAATAGATTCTTTGGTCTTTCGTTTTGAAGACGCGGATGCTTCGATAGATGCCATAACTATTTACTTGTGTCTAGAAGTTGTAGTGTAATCAACTGTTCCTGATGAACCAGATACCGCAATAGTATCTACCTCACCATTAACTTCTGTAAAGAAAGGTGATATCGACAATAACTGATTGCGTTTAGGCGCAAGGTCTAATGAATTTGGTAGAACTGTAAGCCTAATCTCAGCAGTTGTGTCGGGTTTAAAGTTATTGATAACTATTCTACCAGTTGCAGTGTATATAATACCTGCTTCAGAGTTGACTATTACTCTCGCACCATTAACAATCTTGTAAATAGTTATGCGTCGATTATTAGAATTAATAATCGGATAGTCGCCAAAGAAGTGTTCAATACTATTGATCAAAAATGATGTACTTTCCAGAACAGATTCTGAAGAAGTTGTAGTGTATATCGGAGATGAGAAATATAAGTCGTAATAGTTTTGAACAGTGTTCGAAGGAGTAACAACCTTATACATATAGACTCTTGAGTATGAGTTTAATATAGCAGGATCAGAAGAGTCGATATTTCTTAACAACTTAGAATATCTAAACACGCCGTCGAATCTCTTCAAATCAGTATTGTTATAATTTGCAATGACGTTTGCAACTAATGCTTGTAACTCAGCAAGTTTTCTATCAGTTAGGTTAGGGTTATACTTAAAGAATACTTCTAGTTTAATGAAAGTGTATTCTGGGTCGACCATTACTGGTGTGATAGAAATAACATTCTTACCCTTTAGGATATTATCTTTGATAAATTCTTTATCTGTCGTACTTAATGTATCAGAAGTTTTAGGTTTAATCGAGATATATACTTTACCATAATCTGGAGGACTAGCATCTTCACCACCCCAAACGGAAATCGCATCGATGTCACCATATTCTCTTAAAATAATTGCTTTATAATCGTCGGCAGTCACTGCACGGTTCTGTGTAATGTATGTCAGAGGCGCGTTAAAACGAATAGATTCTATTGACTCTCGATCGTCACCGCCTGTGCCTGAACTAACTGTTGCGACTGTAATATCAGAGTTACCACCTATCTCAGATACTATTTCAAAGTTTCTAGCAGAGTTTGCTATTGCACCAGATGTATATACATACTCCAACTCTACAATATTATTTGAAGTTGGCCTTGCGCCAATAATACCATCACCGAAATAAATCTCATACTTACTACCACTATTCTCCTGAACAAAGTAAACTCTACTACTAGCACCAACATTTACCAAAGATGAGAATTGAGTGTATATAGTATAGTCGTCAGAGTCATCATTTGTCTTGAGGCGAACTCTCAGAGTTGAGATATCAATATCTTCATCTGGTATCTCAAACTTTTGATTTTCGATGGAAGTGTCTACCCTATAAGTAAGACTTTTAAATGTGCCCTGTTTGATAGCTATATTTGGATATACAAAATTATTATTAGATGCAGAATATGTTGCAGAAGTAGATTCTGTTACCACAAACGGAAATTCCTCACCATCAACTATAGAAATAAATTTAGTTCCGCGTTCTAGAGTTAAATAAGCAGGTACTGGTGAACCAATTGGATTATTAACCGTTACATTAACTAGTCCTGTAGATGCAGTCTTTGACCTAGGCAAGTATCCCAACAATTTCGAATGTGACACAACATTACCGCGAATCTGCGCTGAGTCGAGAAACGCCTCATTCAACGCAAGGTGTGCTGTCATCGCGTTATAATGTGTATTATATGCCAGAACATCTAATAGAATAGATAGCCCAGACCCTTCAAAGTCGTAGTCATTATACTTCGATTGTGATGATAAGTAATTTTTTAAATTTTGCTTGATCAGATCAAAATCTAATTCAGTTACATTTAGGTTGACTGCCATTATCGAACTCTCTCTAAGAATATTCTAACGTCTGACTGCGAGTCATAAGTTATAACGTTAAAAACTATAGTTATATTGTATCCATTGTTGTCAGAGTCATCTTCTACTTGGACAATTACATTATTAACTCTAGGTTCGTAATTATCAATGATTCTCTTAACTCTACTAGTTAACATATATCTTGTCATGCTATCCGCATTCTCGAATAACATACTTCTCACACCAGAATCAAGTTCTGGTTGAAATGGTCTCTCGTATCTTGAAGTAAGTATTAAATTCTTAATAGAATTCTTTACTGCCGCAATATCCGTTAAAGGAATTATATCCTTTTTGTTTGGGTGAGGTATTAATGACAAGTCTAGGTCAGAGTATTGTTTTCTTCTAGAAACAATAGCAACCTTCTGGTTTGTTACATTAACGTCTGATAGTAGTTCTGTGCTCATACTTTTATTTATATGTTATATTGTAGCTACTACCCTGCTGGACCAATGAATATTATACACCATTTTTGGAATATTGGCAAGGGTTAATTTGCGAACACGTTGGGCGACCCAGCAGTGATAGCACCTCCGTCGGTGGAGTCACCAACCCTTGCAGTAGGAATACCATTAGTAAAGACATTATGAGACCCCACGTTGATCACAGCGCCGTGGGGTACACATACACTACCCGCAAGGATCGTATGCGGCGCTGTAGGGTCTCCTTGACGCTCTACCCCGATACCATTAGCAAACACATTCCCCGAACCACCTATCACAGTAGTGGTGGCATCACATCCATGCCCTGTTGTGGTCGGGTCACCTATTCTTGCTACTGCTGGCATTTTAGTAGTACAAAGTCATACCAGAGGTATACTTACTTTTGTAATAAGTTAGTTCACGGTTTCTCTGCGGAGTGCCCTGATTATTTCTAGGGCGATCAAAACTTAGGTGTAACCAGATAGAGTTTCCATGTTCAAATATAAGTTGATCATATCCAACGTTTGCTTTAATCCACTGCGCACGATTAAGATATTCGGCGGGTTTAATTCCGGGCCATTGAATATCACATGCCATCCCCCGTTCGTGTTGAGATTTACCTGTAGTTACTGTTCGGAATCCAGAGTTAACTCTTAGGCCTGGGTATTGCGCAATGATTGGTTCTAGAATATTTTCACAAAGTGCCTTTAGGTTACATGCAATTTCTGATTTAGTATACCCCGCCTGTGCTTGTACGGTATGCTTAAACAGTGCTGCAGAAGAAACTGATGCCAATGTATAATTGGGTGTCAATTGTAGAGAATCTGTAACATCGTCCTCAGATATGCCATCACACACTTGTTTTGCTGGATTTTTTTTCACTACCTCTGGAGTCGTATCAGGAGTAACATTTTCAGTAACAACAACATCTTCTGATGGGACGATTAATGCTGCGTTATCATTATCAAAGTCATCGTCAAACGCAGCGTTAGATCCTGCAAGAGCAAGAACTAAACGTTGAGCATCCGCACCGAATGGGTCAGCGGGCGATGTGTTCATGTTAATATTAGATGCTGCTTCAGCGTAATTACCCGCTGCATCAAAGGTGATGTTTCCACCAGATTTAAAACTCATATTCCCTTCTGCGAATATATCTAGGTCGCCCCGGATAAACTGATTTACATTCCCATCAACTAATAAGTTGATATTCCCTTGGACGTGACAGTTATCGTTGGATAGAACAATTTCATACTTGTTCTCTTGTCTAATTACAATATCGCCTTCAGGTTGCATCTCAACGAATGAGCCGGAATGATGAGTTATTCTAACTCGCTCTGCGCCTTGGGTATCATCAAGTTCTATCTTATGACCAGACTCAGTTTCTATAACCTTGTTGTATGGATATACCGCTGCATATGGCGACGCGGGTTCACCAATGCTTACGTCATTTACATATGGGTGAGTGTCTATTCCACGGGCTAGTTTATTCACATCAGGTTCGCCGATATATTTTGGATAATGTCCACCAGGATCAGAAAACCCTTTGGTAGAAACCGGCATCTGTTCGAATGAACTTGCTATAGATCCCATGATAACTGGATCTTGTGCAGATGATCCGTCTCGGAAAAACCCAACAACCCAACTCCCAGGAACCAATCCGTGAGTGTGTCCTACGCCAGATACTGATGCTGAGGTATTTGGTAATAATACCGTTGCCCAAGGGAGATCGTTAGTAGGGATCTGTGCCTTAGAGTCTGTGTGAAACCCAAAGCATCTAACCCTAACTCGCCCCATCATTTCTGGATCGGTGCGATCTTCAACCACGCCTGTGAACCAAACAAAACTTGCTCCAATAAATTGGTCTGTACTACTTGCCATAATGTTACTCTGCCGAATCTAATGTGTAATATGAATAATCTCGCTTCAGTACTGCTTCGCATGTGTACTTATCACTGAATACATGTTGAACTCCAGTAATTATGTAGTCCCCAGATATCATCATGTCATGCTCAGAGCTTCTTTTTGCAGATTTTTCTCGTATCTTTTTATATACTTGTGGATCAATTGACTTTGGTGCGGTCAGCGAAAGTTTCTTTCCAGGATTAACTGACAAGTCACCATTGATGGTGATAGAAACTTTAATTGAATCCATATTCTCTAGAATGGACAATCTTGTCCCTGCACTATTAATTGCTCCCGCATGATAGTTCACATAGTTCGTACCATATGACATTTCATTGGAGTTTATATAAATTTCTAAAGAATCGTGATGATGATTTAAAGTCTCGTCTTTTATCTTAAACTTATTAGATATCAACGGATATCCCACATACGCCTTGGGAGACCTCTCGAATGATTTCTGATAATCGTACTTAACATCATAATATTTCTTGGTCGATATGTCTAATACTTTTGTCGTCGATGCATATGCACCCCGTCCAGAGTGATGAAACTTTGAACTGTTTAGGTTAGACGCCATTGCAAGTACTTTGTATTTACGCTCGTTATACCCTTCCTCAGTAGTTTCCTCATCATTTTGTCTAAATGTAAAACTGTATGTTCCGATACTTTTTGAGGTTGCAATTTCTTTATATGGGATTATATAAAACCCGTTCAACGTTTCGTATGCAAATATAGGTGAACTGGACTCGTCAAATGATCTACGCAACAACCAGTCCACAGCCTTGAATGGTTTTACATTGGGTATTACTAAACTCACATTTCCCTTACTATCTGCCGTGTTGAATATGTCACCCGTATACTGTAGATCGTTTTTTATAACTTTTTCAATTGCTTTAGAGATAGAACCTTTAACAGACCTAGACAAACTTACTACCTTATTTGTAAATGCGTGTTCGCTTAGGCAAGTTAGGGTATATCCTTGACTTGCTTCTTTGATCTTACCAAATAATGGGATTTCCGTAACATAAAATACTTTTTTCAATTTAATGGTGTCTTTAGATCCTTTATCTCTCTTGTGGATGATGATAGTAACTTTCTCTTGGCCGCTTATGCGCAGTTCTTCAAATAGGTTGACTGTATCGAGTATTTCTATAGAAGCATGCAGACCATAGGTGTACATACTCTCAGTTATTACCAATTTAGTTACTTGGTTAAATATATTAAACTCTTTACCGTATGCGTTCTGTATAGATATCTCAGATATCCTAAAAGATCCCGGAACAGCACTTTCTGCAGTGTTATTATTGTCTAGATTGCCGTTAATCATGTGTTGAGTAATTCTTGATAAGAGTCTGCGAATTCGAATATACGATCGTTACTAATAATACGAATATTTGACCTTTGTTCGTTTAAATTATACTCATATTCATAATTGGTAACTGTATTCAACTGCACTGGGGGAAGACCTCCATCAATGTGTATTGCATTGTTAACTCTCCTACCAAGATTGTCTTCGTAGTGATGAGGTGCTACTTGTGTGTCAAAAACTTCATAAGTAATAGAACTGTTCAGTGTAGTTTGCCCACGGATAATCTCATTACTGCGAAATGTGCCAACAACATCAACAATAGATAATTGTTGCATGGTTGGTTCTTTACTTTCTATTTTACCAGTTGCACCACTCAATGTTCCTATAACGGTTTCTCCAATTTGAAACTTACCCGCAACAGAATTCTCAATAGACTGTAGTAATCCGTCTCCAGTGTAGTTGTACTGTGGTCTGAATGTGAAAGTTACTCCAGAGTATTCTTCTGCCATGTACTTATCGAACTCGTTAAATGACATTGGCCATTCACCTAAACCTGTTCTAAGGCTGTCGTTAGTTATAAAGAAAGTCCAGTAATATTCTGGCGTGCCATATACTTTTTGTGATACTATATCGGGTCTGTCACCTTCTTCAATCTTGTAAAAAGTATAAGCAGTCAATTCATCATCTAAGGTGTTTAAAGGTTTGACATACCTGAACAAATCAATGATTCTGGTATTAACTCCTGTATTGAAATAGTCGTAGGAAGTTTTTGGGAAGTTTCTAAAGAAAGACATTATAAAACCTCTTAGATGTAAAAGTTATCTGGCATACTAGACCTATCAGAATGCATCTTTTCGATATCTTCTCGTGTAAGTGCTTTAGTTTCTTGAAACTGTAGTGATAGAGTAACATCTAATGGTGCTCCGTCTTTATAGAAAGAGTTAGCAGTCGTATTATAAGAAGAACTCATACTGAGTAAGAAACAATTATATGTAGGTGAATAATACTTATTGACAGTGTCGTCTCTATTAAGAACCTTAATATTAAACTCTGATGGATATTTCAATGTAAACCTATTACCAGATGGGTATGCATTAAGTCGTAATCGCTCAAGAATATTCCTTATGGTATCACTATCTTTCTGACTAGTCGCAATTAGTTTAAATTCAAATGAATATGACCGTGTGTTAGAACCATTGAAAGTTGTTACTTGATTCGGGTTAAGCAATGTTCTCTTGTTGTATAACACTGCCTCTGCAATCGCTTTGCCCGTATCACCACCCGCAAGTGCTCCCATGCCGTTCTTCTGCGCAATCATCGCAAGTGCAGCTGTATTTGTGGTAGAATCATTCGAAGCGGCAAGTTCATTCTTCATCTTACTTATACTATTTCCAATTGAATTTATCGAACCACCACTGTTCAAAACATCTTGAGCTATAGCGCCAATCTGATTGAGGTTATTAGACCCATATGACATACCATCTTGTATAGGCATTCCAATTGGTATCGGTAGAAATACAGAAGTTGGGTAATCCCCCGTGACAACTTCAATTGCCATTTTTGGGTAATTTGATATATCTTCTGGATACATGTACCTTGCTGTATCATTTTTTTTATTAAAATCTATCATGGATTTCTCTTATAAATAGTTGTAAGAATACACAACATTATATATTATTTATATGGCATACTCCGGCAGATACCCAATTAAACGACATGATAAGTACGATGGGGACTCTACTAAGGTATATTTCCGTTCCCTATGGGAACGACAGGTGTTTAAGTGGTGCGAAGAAAACGATCAGGTTCTAAAATGGAGTTCTGAAGAAGTTGTCATACCATACAGATGCAAGACTGATAATAAGATACATAGATATTTTGTAGACGTTAAAATGAAAATGGCAAATGGGCAAACATTTTTGGTTGAGATTAAACCAAAGAAAGAAACTACACCACCCGCGCAACCTGCTCGTAAAACTAGGAAGTATATTACTGAGGTTATGACATATGTTAAGAACCAATCTAAGTGGGATGCTGCTGAAGAATATTGTATGACTCGGGGGTGGAAGTTTGTTGTGTGGACAGAAGATACCTTAAAGGGTCTTGGAATTAAAATACTAGGAAAATAAATGGCAGAATCATTATTTTATAAATTAGAACAAGCAGCATTTCGAGCGGGAATAAACCCACGCAGCGATGATGCTAAAGTATGGTTCCGTCAAAAAGTTAAGGAACTAGGCAAGGTCAATAGAAATCAATTGCTAAAGGATGAAGCATTGATCATGAAGTCTAGGGCGATCTGGGGTAACATGTATATGTTCTTTTATGATCCTAAACATCGAGAGAAACTTCCGTACTATGACCAATTCCCATTGACAATAATGGTTGAAAAGGCTCCGGGCGGTTTCTACGGATTAAATCTACACTATCTGAAACCAACGGTACGGGCTTCGTTCTTAGACAGCCTTGGTGGTACTCTTACTAATGATAAATTTGATGAAAGTACTAGGTTTAAAATGAGGTACGACTTACTCAAGAGTGTTCGTAAGTATCGAGAGTTTAAACCTTGTTTCAAACATTATCTTAGTAGTCAGATAGATTCAAAAATTGTATTGGTTCGCCCACCAGAATGGGAGATCGCGATATTCTTACCAACTGAGCAATTTGCTAAGAGCACAAAAACCGCAGTCTGGAAAGACTCATATAAAATAAGTAGAGGACTATAATAATGTCATTACTCGGAAGCGATATCGACGAACTAAAAGGAATCTTCAGCAAACGCCAAGGACTTGCTAACTCTAATAGATTCATGGTTTATATGCAACCTCCATCGGGCAGTTTACTGAATCTTGACTTAAACGCCCTTGCAGTCGGAGTACTGTCTGGAAATGGTTTGTCGTTAGGAGGTCTTATAAACGACCCCAGAGATGTTGCTATGTTATGTGAGAGTTGCACCCTGCCTGGGCGCGCAATCACGACGATTGATATGCAGAACGTAAAGCAATCTATCAAAGTTCCATACACATATATCAATGAAGACGTCACGTTTACTTTCTTGTTGACCAATGATTATTATATGCGAAAGATGTTTGATCAATGGATGGGTATGGTATTTAATATCGACACTTATACTATGAACTATAAGAGCGAATATGTAACCGACGTCAGAATTGCTCAACTAAACAAACAGAACATCCCAATATACACTGTTCGCCTAGAGAACGCATATCCTACTGGTATTAATGCTATTAACCTAGATAACACTGCCGAGAACAGTATTCAGAAAGTGACGGTTAACCTAACATACGAGAACTTCGTGGTAGAAGGACTTGTTGATACAGTTACTGGAATTGCTGGTGGAATTGCTGATACAGTTGCAGGAACCTTCGGACTTTAAACTATAAATACTACTGACTGAAATTTTTATATTAAGGAATTAAATAATGGCATTACCCGTAATCGATACACCCAAATATTCTGTAAAGATCCCATCTACACAGAAAGAAGTTACATACAGACCCTACCTCGTTAAAGAGGAAAAGGTTTTGATGCTTGCTATGGAAAGCGAAGATCAATCGCAAATATTAAGAGCAGTGCAAGATGTTATTGACGCATGTACATTTGGCAAACTTCAAGTTAAACAACTTGCTACATTTGACCTAGAGTACTTGTTTTTAAAGTTGAGATCAAAGTCTGTCGGGGAAGTATCTAAAATTAACCTAAAGTGTTCTAACTGCGAAGAGAGTAACGAGTACGAACTTAATCTAGATGCATTAGAAGTACAAGGTACTGAATTCGATAGTAAGATTATGTTGACCGATAAGGTCGGAATCAAACTAAGGTATCCTACTGTCGAAGATGCTCAAAAGATATCTAAGTTAGAAGGTATAGAAGCGGTTATGAAAACAGTTGTTAATTCAATTGAAATGATTTTTGACGAAAATAATGTATACCCTGCCAAAGATTCTACTCCACAAGAACTACAAGCGTTTGTAGACTCACTGAACTCTGCTCAGTTTAAAAAGATCGAGCAGTTCTTCCAGAGCATGCCTTCGCTTAAACATGATGTCAAATATACTTGTTCCAATTGTGGTACAGTTAATGAGTTTGAGTTAAAGGGTCTTGCAAATTTTTTCGGGTAGGCCTCTCCCATGATTCGCTTGTAAACCACTACAAGACGAATTTTGCTATGATGCAGCATCATAATTATTCACTCAGTGAACTTGATACCATGATGCCTTGGGAGAGAGAGATTTATGTTATGCAATTAGTTGAGTTTGTGAAACAAGAAGAAGAACGCGCAAAAATAAGACAACAATCTTGGAATAGGTAAAGATATGGATAACGAACAAAAAGGTTTGCTAGAAGATGTAATTCTAGAGATGATGGAATTCAACCAGAACATTGTTCAGGTCGATAGCAGGATTTCTATGTCTAACGACTACTTGAATAACATCGACGCGAACTCGTTCGTGATGAACGATCAACTACAAAACATTGCAGATATCTTAGGAGGCAATAACCTTGCAGCACTTGAAAAGGCAAAGGAAGATGGAGTATTACAAGAGAGGACTCTTAATGCTCTAAACGCAATTGCAGACAATACTACCCCAAAAAAGACCGTTAGTGAATCAAGCGCTGGAGGGTTTGGTGGAATTATATTAGGTGCTATTAGTTTTGTCGCGGGATTTATTAGCGGCTATCTAAAGCAGTTCGTAACGATCGCCAAGTCATTTTTTATCATAGTGAAAGAAGCTGCTCTATTGATAGGTAAAGGAATTGCAGCAACATTCCGTTTCCTGAAGGCAGAGTTTGGTGCTACTAAGATAGGTGCTAAGATCATGTCTTTAGTTTCCAGTGTAGGAAATTTCTTCACTGGTGTGCTGGATCGTATCAAATTGTTCTTTAAAGAAAGTAGTTTTGTAAAAAAGATTAAATCGATATTCACTAGTGTGAAGAATTTCTTTCTCATACCATTAAATAATGTTAAAGCTGAATTTAAATTATTCTCAGACGCATTTGGAAACATTGTACCTAAAGTAAAAGCTTTGCTTGGTCCTATATTTGGCATAGGCGATAGATTAAATGATGTTAAGGGAGTATTCACCTCGATAAAGAATACAGTTGGTGGATGGGTTAGTAATGTATTATCAAAGATCAAGGGAGTTCTTAAGATATTTACTGCCGGTGGTGTACTGGGTAAGTTCGGAGCATTCTTTGGAAAGATCTTCGCGCCCTTCACTATCATCATGGCACTATTCGATACTGTTAGTGGTGCTATGAAAGGATACGAAGACGGCGGGATATTGGGTGCTATTAAAGGTGGCCTGGGTGGTTTAATATCATCTATCATCGGTACTCCATTGAATATGCTCAAGGACTTAGCATCTTGGATCGCTTCTAAACTAGGGTTCGAATCTTTCTCAGAAACATTAGATAGTTTTGACTTCTTATCATTGATTAAAAACGGTATCGACGGTATATTCAATTGGTTTAGTACATTATTCACTGATCCTGGCGCAGCACTAACCGAATTATGGAATAACCTAGTAGGCAAAGGTGGTTATATGGACTTACTATTCAAACCAATCGACATGCTTATTGACTGGATTACCAAAACTCTTGGTTTCCGCGATGAAGATGCTCCAGAATTTAGTATCGGCAACATACTTCGCGGTGTGTGGAACACTATTATAGAATGGGTTGCATCACTCATTGAAAAAATTCCTCTTGTTGGCAACAAAGGTGCTTCTATGATCCGTGGACTGGCTGCGGGTGAAGCAACAGTCGATATTAAGAAAATGTCAGCACCCCCGATAAAAGAAGTTCAGAAGAGTGGAGACACACTAAACAAATCAGATACTGAAAGGCGCAACTCTGAAACTGCCACCGAAATGGTTAAAGATAGTGCGGCACTATCTGTGCCTGCATCAGTGTCGAGTAACTCCGGATCTTCTCCAGTAACTAATAGTCAGAACACCTATAATATATCAAACCCTAATATTCCAGATCGAAGTTTCGGTGGATTAGTAGGTAATGATATGATGATAGCAGCATAAAAAAAGGACCCCGAAGGGTCCTTTTTATTTGGCATATTGAACTGTTATGCGTCAGCAGCTAACTTACTGAAGAAACTCATCGCATCTTCATCGTCGTCTTCCATGGAGGTAACTGGTTTTGCGCCAGCACTCTTTGGAGCAGCAGCA